TCGTAGTGGTCTGGAGAAGGTTGTAGCTAAGTTCCTGAAGGACAAACAAAAGAGGTTGAGATATGAAGACCTCAAGATTGACTGGAAGGACTTACGCTATAGAACTTACACTCCAGACTTCGTACTAGATAACGGTATCATAATCGAAACTAAGGGCATCTTTGATAGTGAAGACAGGCGAAAGCATATAGCAGTACGAGAGCAGCACCCTGAGTTAGACATCAGGTTTGTATTCAGTAACGCTAACGCTAAGCTGTACAAGGGAGCCAAGAGTACATATGCAGTCTGGTGTAAGAAGCACGACTTCAAGTATGCACACAGGGTGATACCAGAAGAGTGGTTAGCAGAAGAAGGTGACCCACTTAGAACTACACACATTAAACTAAAGGTAGAGCAAGATGAGTGAGATAGACAAGGATGAGTTTGCAGTAGTGTTGAAGCCTACAGGTTTAGTAGATGGTGAATACACTACAGTGACACTATATCTTATGCCGCACGAAGATACTACACTAGATGATAAGACTTATGGTAGACTATATGATGCAGCTAGCTTGATGGCTACGCTGTTTGATCTTATGGAGGACTACCCTCAGCTTGTCGATATGGCTGTGCAACGGCGTAACGAGATAGCACAAACTGATTTCTTAGAAACTAATCGACTGACACCTTTCAGTAAAACATATGGGAGCGCCTAATGAACAAACGTTTTAGTGTGACATTTGTTCTTGAAGTAGATGAGGATAACAACTTACTATCCTCTGTAGAAGAAGCACATGTTGATGATGTGTACGATTTAATTAAAGACTTATTCTACGATGTAGATGATGTCGAAGCAGAAAACATAACAGTTAAGGAGAGACTATGAGTACGTTAAGTGATGGCGATTTAGAAGCATGGGAGTATTACAGTGATGTGTACAGCAAGAAAGAGATGGGATTAAATGCATACCAGAAAGCAGCAGCCAAGACAGCCATTTACAAAGCCGAGCATTCTATTCTGTATCCTGCGCTGGGCTTGGCAGGTGAAGCAGGAGAAGTCGCAAACAAAGTAAAGAAGATGCTGCGTGATGGTGACTTTGATCGTCAAGCTATCTCAGCAGAGATCGGTGATGTGCTGTGGTATATTGCTGCACTATCACGAGACTTAAACATTAATATGCACGACTTAGCTATGAAGAATTTAGAGAAGCTCTACGGACGTAAAGCACGTGGCACACTACAAGGATCAGGAGACAAACGATAATGACATTACGTAACGACATTGGACCAACAATAGATATATCAGAAGAAATTCACGCAATGAAGTATCGCTCAAAGGGCGAGACATTTCGTGAGGCAATGACACGTGTAGCTGAGGCATTGAAGGATGATGAGTCACACTTTAATAACTTCCGCACAATCCTCTATGAGCAACGCTTCCTACCTGCAGGACGTGTACAGTCAGCTATGGGTGCACCTCGCCGTGTGACACCATACAACTGCTTTGTGTCTATGACTATTGAAGATAGCATGGATGGTATTATGGAAGCAGCAAGACGTGCAGCAGAGACTATGCGACTAGGTGGTGGCATTGGTTATGACTTCAGTACACTACGTCCACGTGGTACACTTATCAAATCACTAGAGTCTAAGTCATCTGGTCCTATCTCATTTATGGGTATCTTTGATGCAGTGTGTAGAACTATTGCATCAGCAGGTCACAGACGTGGAGCACAGATGGGTGTCCTACGTGTTGATCATCCTGACATTGAAGAGTTCATCACAGCAAAGAACAACAGTGACACACTGACACAGTTCAACATCTCTGTTGGTGTGACTGATGAGTTTATGACTGCAGTTAAGGATGACCTAGAGTTTGACTTAAAGTTTGATGGGCGTGTGCACAAGACAGTAAACGCTCGTGCATTGTGGGATCAGATACTACGTAGTACTTGGGACTGGGCTGAGCCAGGTATCCTATTTATTGATCGTATCAACAAGAAGAATAACTTGTGGTACGCTGAGAAGATTGCAGCTACTAACCCTTGTGGTGAACAGCCGCTACCGCCTAACGGTGCGTGTCTACTTGGTTCATTCAACCTGACTAAGTATGTAGTAGAACACGAAGGTAAGTACGTCTTCAATATGAACCAACTACGTAATGACATTCCTCACGTTGTACGTGCTATGGATAATGTAGTTGATCGTGCAACGTATCCACTAAAAGAACAGGAGTTAGAAGCCAAGAGTAAAAGACGTATGGGCCTTGGTGTTACTGGGGTAGCTAATGCTATCGAAGCACTAGGGTTTGAGTATGGCAGTGAACGATTCCTGCAAACCCTTGAAGAAATTATGGGGGTGATTAGGGATGTTGCATATACTACATCTGTCGAGCTTGCTATTGAGAAAGGTCCGTTTCCTCTCTTTACTCAAGCTTATCTGGAGAGTGACTTTGCTAAGTCTTTACCTAGTGATATCCGCAATCTCATTAGCGATCACGGTATTCGTAACAGCCATCTGCTTTCTGTTGCTCCAACAGGAACTATCAGTCTGTCAGCAGACAACGTATCCTCTGGAATCGAGCCTGTCTTCTCACATTACTACGACAGAACTATCCAGACCTTCGATGGACCCAAGGTTGAGCGAGTAGAGGACTACGGCTATCGTGTGTTTGGTGTGAAGGGTAAGACTGCAGACGAACTGTCTGTGTTCGATCACGTCAAGGTACTGAATGTTGCCTCTCGTTTTGTTGACTCAGCCTGTTCTAAGACGTGTAACGTAGGTGAAGATGTAACGTGGGAAGAGTTCAAGCAGGTGTATATGGATGCCTATGATGGGGGTTCATCTGGTTGTACTACATTCCGTGCAGCAGGTAAGCGATACGGTATCCTCAATGCATCCACATCTGAGGACGTTGTAGAGGAGCCACAGGTAGAGGAAACAAAAGACTACGTAGATGAAGGTGGTGCTTGTTACTTCGATCCTGCTACTGGCTTACGTCAGTGTGAGTAGGAATAGGCCAAAGAAACTGGGTACTGTCCCATCACCCTGCGTGAAGGTCTGTCGTATAGACAATGATGGCTTTTGCGTGGGGTGTAAAAGAACTCTTGACGAGATACGAGAATGGTGTATAATGTCAGAGTACGAGCAACAGAAACTCTTGTTTGAGTTAAAGTGGAGACAAGATGCAACTTGATCTATTCAATGAAAAAGTAGAAAATAAACCTAACATAGATGAAGCACATAAGTGCTGCAGCATATGTAATGAGGTAAAACCTGAACATAAGTTTCGCACTATCTACTTTAAAAAAGGCGGTTATCGTGTGTATGGCAATCAGTGTAAAAGCTGTATGAGCGAAATGGGTAAGCTTGTAAATACATTAAAGAAGCTACACCCTAAACCTAAAGACGGTAAGTGTCAGGCTTGTGGAGATATACCAGAAGTTCTATGCTTAGACCACGATCACGCTACAGGGAAGTTTAGGGGTTATGTATGCGAGGGATGCAATCACAGTATGGGTAAGTCTAATGATGACCCTGATAAGTTAATCAAGCAAGCGGAGTATCTACGTGAACGATCCAGTAAATAGACCAGTGCACTACAACCAGAGTGGTATCGAATGCATTGACGCTATAGAAGCTATGACTGAGAATATGTCAGGCGCTATAGCACCACAGGCAGCTAACGTATTAAAGTATATGTGGCGATGCGAATACAAGAATGGCTTAGAGGACATCGACAAAGCTATCTGGTATCTCAATCGAATGCGAAAGCGCTGGGTAGAAACACACAAATAGGTGTTGACAGTGTGTTTTACTTATGGTAGAATACACGAACATCCCCCAGCACTGGAGTTAGTATGGGATTTAGTATAGAAGAAGAAGCTAAGCGTTTCATTGAACATAAGCGTGTGCAGTTCATCCAAGGGTTAGACGATGCAGCGTCTGACTTAATACATTACTTAGATGATAACCTACACAATGCTGATGAGAAGGATTACGCTATTAAGGCTCTAAAAGAAGCTGCGTTATGGGCACGAAGTTGTGCTACAAAACACGGCATTAAGTAGAACTAGAAAGGGGGGCAACTAAGCCCCCCTCTTTTTATTCATCCCTCTTTTCGTCCCTGAGTTCTTCCATCAACTCAACGTATCCTACAAAGAGTTGAAGCTGTGGTAGCTCTAGGTCTGTTAGTTCTTCCTCATCTAGACCAAACTCTTTCTGGTATTCCTGTATGCGCCTCTTGTTAGCGTACTCCCCAGCGCCCAGCTTATATAGTAACAGACTACGTGTATCCTCTGGGTCAAAGCTGTTAGCTAAAATCTCCTTAACAAACTTCTTACTTGTATTGATAGTGTCGTAGATGTACTGTTTACGTTCTTCTGGTGTGCCTGACTTCCACTT